AACAGCACGATAATCATCAATAGCTTTTTGCTTTAGTGTCATAATTGACGGGAAGTCTTCTGTGTAGCGGTCTTCCGTAAGTTCCAGCATTTGTTTTTCTCCTCAAAAGTATGGGAGAACCACGCGCCTTGCGTGATCCTCCTATGATGAGTTAGGCAGCGAGGCCCCCCGAAGGGGGCCGTCTCCTGAGTTACCACTCTGATATGCAACATGCATACTTGTGGTAGTGGTGGAACTTGGGAAGGATGGGTTCCTTTTTAACCCATATCTGTGGTGGAGCAGAGTCTGCGGTTGCTAGGGTGTCTAGCATTTCATCCGCGTCCTCAGGGAGTAATTGTGTCATCCACGTTCGATTATAGAGCATTTAAGTCTCCATGAGAAAGAGAAAGGAAGGACCGGGGCATTGCTGCCCCGGCCCCGTCTCCTAGTTAACAGTTAGGAGAAAGACTTTCGCGATTGAACGGAAGTCTTTTTCGTCCTTTTCGTAGCGGTCTTTTTACCGCCCTTCTTCTTGTTTTTGGCGTATTGCGTGTTCTTTTGCTCAATGTCGTCGTGATAGGCGACCTTGAGTTTCCAAGTAGGCGTATCCGACTTGGAACTGTCCCAGAACTGGTAAACTCCGATTTTACCGGCAATAAGCCCCTCCGCCACTTCCAGAGCCGTTACTTGTCCTCGGCTGACAAGTGACATAGTTCTAGTCGTTTTGGATGCCTTTATATCTTCCCCCAATTTAGCGAGGCCGGATGCCGTATTTTCATACGCTACCGCTTCGTCGCTTTTATTGGGCTTGTTAAGAAAAAGGCATTGCTTGTATTCCCCGGTTGGGGGGGCAACAGGCAACAAGAGAGAAGTGGAAAGAATATATCCGAACATTGTTCGAAATCCTTCTGTTGGTTCCGCCCCGGCCCGGGATGAGCCGGGTAACGGAACGTATCGGACTTTTGTTTGCGGCTGTCGAGGTGGTTCCCGTGGGGCGGACCATGTTGGGCTTTTCGCCCTGCCTCTATATGTGGCCTTGTTTTTCCGATAACTCATACTGCCATGCCATCCCTAACTTGTCAAGGTTGTAAGGTTACTCCCCCCCATAGCAGGAAAGAAAAGGGAAGGGAAGGGAAGGGAAGTGGAGAAAGAGGGAGAGAGAAAGAGAGTAGGCGGGCGAACAAAGGGAGAACGCGACGGGGGGCACATGGACTTCAAACAAAAATCTACCCCCTATATAACCCAACCTCTTTCATCAAGACCCAAAAAACCAAGATGTAAACTTACACGTTTTGTTCTTTTCCTAGCTTTCACACTTGACACCTCGCTACGCATCCGCTTAGACTTCGTGCGGTTTTGCAAAACTATTTTAACCTATAGGAGTACCCATCATGGGCGCTAATGCTACAAACGCAGAAATTGTTACACTCGATGTAGTTGAGACCCTTAAGACTGACGGGGAGATAGTAACATCCCTTGATACAACGGAGGTGGTCACGACGACCAATGTAATCACGGCGGCTGAAAGCGGGAAAACTTTTATCCTCAATAGTACATCCCCATTCGTATCGACCTTGCCAACAGCAGCAACTGGTTTGCGCTATCGGTTCTATGCTGGTGCGTCTCAGGTTACGGGCGGCAACCATACGGTTGTCTGTACGAACAACGATAACACCATATACGGCTCTGTTACTGTGGCTGGCGTGGTGGTTGCTGGGACAGTTGAAGGCAGTATTAACTTCGTTGCCGATACGATGCTTCCCGGTGATTGGGTCGAAGTATTCAATGATGGCACCAATTGGTATGTCTCAGGGCAAGCCACTGCGAGTGGCGCGATTACGCTTACCACCTAATACTTGGGGGTGTGTCACCAGGGCGCAGGCCATTAAGGCTTCGCAGGTGAAGAGGAAGACGTATGGATAACTTCCCCCTTAAGTTTCATCCTTGGTCTGATCGCCTTGCGATGGACATTGCGCTTGCTCTTGAGGGGAGCGGGGAGGCTCTGGATGATGTTATGTTACGGCATAATATCGACATGGATGATTTAGGTCGTTTTAATAGCGATCCGCTATTTCTTAAGAAGGTTGGGCATCTTAGGGAAGAGGTGCGCACTAAGGGTATGACATTTAGGCTCAAGGCTCGGGCACAGGCGGAAGAGCTACTTACGACAAGCTGGACGTTGATCCATAGTAGGGAGGTCAGTGCAGCTGTTAAGGCTGACCTCATTAAATCAACTGTTAAGTGGGGGGGACTCGAGCCCACTAAAGAGTTGGCAGGGGCAGATGGTTCTCAAGGCGGTGTCAGTATAACTATAAATCTTGATAACCAGACCGCAGTTACCGCAGCCCCTGCCAAAACTATCGAGCATGTCTCCTGAGTTCGCACTAGAGTTCAATGACGAGTGCCATGACCTGCCTGCTAAGGTATTTGAGTCGGTGATGGACGCGGTGGAATTTACACATATGTTAACTTGCCTTGAGGTTTCCTATAGGGTAGAGCTATGGACGCCGCCTAAGCGGTTGGGTATTCCACCACAAACAATTGTCATGCTACTGGAGACGGATCATGGCGTACGACATTGACTACACTCCCAGTCTGACCTGCGGTAACTTCATGATGGACAGCGCCAAGATGCGGGTGCTCATGGGGCCGGTGGGCAGTGGCAAGAGCGTTACCTCCAGTTTTGAGGTTATACGACGTGCGGGAGAGCAGGAGCCTAATGGGGACGGTATACGTAAAACTAGAGCTGCTGTTGTCCGTGAGACTGCTAGACAGCTTATGGATACAACAATCAAAACTTTTCTCGATTGGTTCCCGCCCGGAGTTTGTGGTCAGTATATGCGCACTACCAAGACGTATTTCTTTAAGGTGGGGGATATAGAATGCGAGGTTATGTTCAGAGCCTTGGACGACGCAGACGACGTGGCTAACCTTAACTCACTCGAGCTAACCTTCGCATGGTTCAACGAGTGTAGAGACATTCACCCTGACATTATCGACGCTATGTCTAAGCGTATTGGGCGCTATCCTTCCAAGAAGGATGGGGGCCCTACATGGTTCGGTATGTGGGGGGACACTAACCCACCGACGATGGATACATGGTGGTATTATCAAATGGAGGGGGTGGACCCTGAGGATGGGGTCAGTCCTAACAATAATGGATGGTCGGTCTTTAAGCAGCCTTCAGGACGTGGTCCCTATGCAGAGAATGTGGAGAACTTAGTAGATGGATATTATGACACCCAAGGGCGTAGTGAAGAATATATACGGGTCTATATCGACGGAGAGTATGGACTCAGCTCAGCAGGACAACCAGTTTACAGGTACTTTCGTCCCGACTATCATATGGCACATGAGAAACTTTCTCCTATTATTAACGGGGTGCGGCCTGTTGTTGTTGGTATGGATCTTGGCTTAACGCCTGCGGCTGTGTTCGGGCAAAGTGATCCTAGGGGTAGGGCGCTCATACTTGCCGAGGCTGTAAGTTTTGATATGGGGGTGCAGCGTTTCTGTAAGACTGTGCTTAAACCACTCATTTACGAGAAGTTCTCAGGGGCTAACATCATTATTGTGGTGGACCCAGCAGGTGTGCAGCGGGCGCAGACTGATGAGCGTAGCGCCATTGACATCATTAAGACTGAGGGGTTCAAGGTCATCGCGGCTAAGACTAACAACCCGACAGCGAGGCTCAGTGCAGTGGATGATTACCTTATGCGCCATGTTGATGGCGACAGCGCGTTTATAGTGGACCCTAGTTGCGTGGCGCTTAAGTCAGCAATGATGGGGGGTTATCGCTTTCATCCTAAGACTGGGAAGATAGAGAAGAATAAGCATAGTCATGTGGCTGAAGCTTTACAGTATCTCATGTTGCATATTGCATCTATCGCAGATGGTGTTATAGTAACGCAGTGCAGAGAGATTAAATCTCATTCTGCTGCTGGCTGGACCTAGGTTCCCCACTAGGTACCGCCGCCCAGTTAGTTGGTTGGTTCTGCTACTGGCTAAAATTTTCCCTCGCTAGTTTCCATACTGGCGGGGGAAATTTTTTATTGCATAAATACTTAGTATACGGTAAAGCTGAAGTTCCGCTTATTTTCATTTGGAGCTACTAATGGCTGGTCGTACATATTCTAATAAGGGTAACAAGAAGGGTAATATGACGCGTGCACCAAAGACGCGCGGCGTCAATCCTCCACATATGGTTAAACATAGTATGGGTTCGCTCACAGGGATTACTACAGCGAAAGATCATAGCGAGCTGATGAAAATGGATGCAGAGTTAGATAGAGAGTGGGAAAAAGCCGTGCCTTCTTCTTATCGGGGGAAAGGTCATGGCCGTAGAGTAGTTCATCCTAAGAAGCCCCGTAAGTAATAATGGCTGGTCGTATATATTCTAATAAGGATAACAAGAAGGGTAATATGACGCGTGTGCCACAGGGTGGCGGTGGAGATATAGTGTCGCAAGATTTAGCAAAGTTTAAGGATGCCACAGACCCCCAAGGACGACGGCGATACCTTAATGCTAAAGCCCTTTCCAACGGTCTTACTCCTAAAGAAACAAAAGAACAACGAGCATTATTAGACGATAGCAATATTCAGTTTCTTGAAGGACGGGTGCGTGAAGCAAAAAAAACAATAGACAGACGGGCACGAAATGCTATGGGATATGGCGCAGCACTTCCTAAACTATTGAGAAAAACCCCCAGTCGCCAACATGAGCTTACCAGTCCGGAGCTTACAAAAGCACAAGATAGTCTAGATGAATATCAAGCCTATGTGCGGGGCGCTACGGAAGCTGCCAGAGCAGCCCGTAAAGCAGGTGGTAATAAGAAGGCCCGTAAGTAATAATGGTTAGTCATGCTTAAACAAAAAGATAAGCTGAAGCGCAAGGTGGTTAAGAGGCAGCCTTTACCGGAGCCTACTCTCGAAGACTTCGCTCCGAGAGCAAAGGTGATGGAGAAACGTGACCGTGAGGCGTGGGCGGCTGAACGCCGTTGGTTGGCGGAATATGGCTGGTCGTAAATATTCTAATCAAACACCAGGGGAGCGTGTCCGGCAGAATAATCGGTTATATGATATTCTTGAGGAGAATGCTAAACCTGGCTTTTTTGGTACTCCAACCGTACTTGGTTCAGCGGCTAATGCTCTTGGGGGGCTCGTAAGTCCTAGGGTGGCCCGGATAAATCGACACAGAAAACGGGTTAATAAAATTATTAAGTCTCGGAAGAAATAATGGCTGGCCTGGATTTCCTTAGAGTTATTGACAATGACACCCTTGTCCGGGAGGAGAAGGAGGAAGTTGCGCGCGCAGCGCGGGAGCGACAAGCTGAGCCGTTAATGCTTGGCTTGGCTTCGTATCTACGTAGTGCGTTTGAGGCGGCGAAGCGTTCCAAGGACCCTATTGAGAACATTATGCTCAAAGCGTTACGTCAACGTAACGGTGAGTATGAAGCTAGTAAGCTGAAGCAGATACAGTTACAGGGTGGTTCTGAGATTTTCATGATGCTCACGGAAGTGAAATGCCGCGCAGCTGAGAGCTGGTTGCGTGATATTCTTATGGATGAGGGCACACCTCCGTGGGACATTAGACCTACACCTAACCCTGACCTCCCCGACCTCGCACAGGAGGCTATTGATGAGGGTCTTGGCGCTAAGGTTGTTGGGATTATTGGTGAGATAGGTACTGTGCCGTCACCGGCAGAGGTGGAGCAATTACGAGAAGTTGTTGCACAGGAGCTGCGTTTTAAGGTCTTACAGGAAGCGCATAGGTGTGCTGACAAGATGAAGACTAGAATACAGGATCAGTTCGCTGAGGGTGGGTTCGCTGAGAGTTTTAATGACTTCATCACTGACTTGGTAACTTTCCCTGTCGCTATTATTAAGGGTCCGGTTGTCCGTAATAAACGGAAGTTGTCGTGGGGGTCGGACGAGACTGGGGCTACGATAGCTGTCACAGACAATGTGCTCGCTCCAGAGTTTGAGAGAGTTGACCCCTTTATGTTCTATCCGGAGCCGGGGGTATCTAATATTGATGAGGGGTATTGCTTTGAGCACCATCCCTTGACCCGTATGGAGCTTTCAAACCTCATCGGCGCGGAAGGTTATGACGACGCCGCGATACGGTCTGTTCTCGATTTTGGTAATAGCCAATCATGGATTAGTACCGAGGTCTCTCAAGAGAAGGACGAGGAAGAGCGGAAGTTTAGCACTGAGCTCAGGCCTACACAGATTTACGATGCCCTTGAGTTCTGGGGTAAAGTTAGCGGTAAGATGCTACTCGAGTGGGGGCTTACCCCTGAGGAAGTACCTGATTCCGCTAAGGAATATGATGCAAATGTATGGTTGGTTGGAGATTTCGTTATTAAAGCTATTCTGAACTACGACCCTCTAGGAGAGAAACCCTATGCTGTAAGCTCGTTTATTAAGAATCCCGGGGCTTTCTGGGGTAAGGGTATTCCCGAGATTATTGAGGATGTCCAGTCTATGGCTAATGCGGCTGCCCGGTCACTGGCTAATAACATGGGTATTGCTTCTGGGCCTCAGGTTGAAGTTAATCTTGAGCGTATACCTACTAACGAGGATATTACTCAAATGCACCCGTGGCGTATTTGGCAGGTTCTTACTGATCCGCTAGGTAGCTCTGCTCCTGCAGTTCGCTTTAACCAACCTAATGATAACTCTGGACCGCTTTTAGCTGTTTATGAGAAGTTCAGCCAGTTAGCTGACGATCATTCCGGCATACCTTCTTATCTGTCGGGTGATCTTAATGTGAAAGGGGCGGGTCGCACAGCGTCCGGTCTCTCCATGTTGATGGGTTCAGCTGGCAAGAGCATTCGCCAAGTTGTTATGCACATAGATGCAGATATTCTAAAAATTATTGTGTCACGTCAGTTCGTGTATAACATGCGGTATGACGAAAACGAGGATATTAAGGGTGACGCCCAGATTATCCCACGCGGCGCTATTAATTTAGCGGTTAAAGACACTGTTAATACCCGGCGTGTTGAGTTCTTACAGGCTACTGCTAACGAGTTTGATATGGAGATTATTGGGCAAGATGGCCGTGCAGCTATTCTGAGAGAAGTTGCTAAAGGTTTACAAATGCCCGTGGATGAGGTAGTTCCTACTCGTGAGAAGGCAGCGTTTAATAAACGCGCTGATCAGGCAGAAGCTCAAGCCGCGATTGCGCCACCCGATGGTGGGCGCACAGGTGGAGGGCCGCAGGCAATAGATCAAGCTGGTAATCCAGCTGGTGGGTTGAACTTAGTGTCCAACCAGAATACAGGACAAGCGGTATGATTAAACCAAGTGATGAAGTTATTAGAGCGTTTGCTCATATTGCACAGAATGTTCCAGTCGTGAAGGCGTTCCTTGACGAGCAGTATCACACAGAGCTCTATAGGTTACCTGTCACAAATGGAACCACAGGCATTGCACAGGGGCGGTGCCAGGTGTGGGGGGAGATATATAATCTCCTCAAGGATTCCCCTGAGTTTGTAGCAGATGTTCGCAAGAGCAAGCTACTTTAACCGCGCATACCGATAGGAGCGTAAGATGGCAGTACCAAAGCAAGTTCAGAAGCAGACTGAGGCAGTTCAGGAACTGTACAAGGACCTCAATAGTGAGGGAGAAGCCCCGTCGCCAGAAGGTGAAGCGGCACCCCCTGTTGAGACTACCCCTGTGCAGGAAGTTGAAGCCGACAGTGTGAAAGACCTTGCACCTCAGCCTGATCCCGTTGAGCCGGGTGAGGGCAGCCAAGATGAAAGCTTTGAGCAGAAATATAAGACTCTTCAGGGCATGTACAACGCTGATACTGGGCGGTTAAGCGCGCAGAATCAGGAGTTGGGTGCGCGGATGCAGCAGATGGAACAGCTTATTTCCAATATGCAGGCAAGCCCCGCACCTGTCGCTGAACCCGAGAAGCCTGCTAGCCTCTTAACGGAGGATGAGGTTGAAGAGTACGGGGAGTCAATTGACATTATGCGTAAGGTTAGTCAGGAGATTGCCGGTGGTTACCAGCAGCAGATTAACCAGTTGCAAGCGTATGTTCAGCAATTGCAGGGGCAAGTTGTCCCGCGTGTTGAGCAGATTGCTAATGCACAAGCGCAGGGTGTTGAACAAAGTTTCTGGTCTGCTCTGACTAATGTAGTGCCTAATTGGCGGGAGATTAACGATAGCCCTGAGTTTAAAACTTGGTTGCTAGAGATTGACCCCCTCACCAATATGACTCGTCAGACATACCTCAATGATGCCCAACGTGAAATGGACGTCACTCGGGTTGCGAATTTCTTTGTATCTTGGCTTCAGGCAAATGGTACGACACCAGCTCAGCCTAATCGGAACGCTTCAAATTCTGAGCTTGCTAAACAGGTTGCTCCGGGTAAAGGCCGGTTTACCGGTACTCCTCAGGGTAAATCTACGAAGACTTACACTCCGCAGGACATTACTGATTTTTTTAGGGATGTTCGGGATGGTAAGTTTAAGGGCGAGGAAGAGAAGCGTGACAGAATTGAGCATGACATTTTTGCTGCACAGCAAGAAGGTCGTATTGTCAACGCGTAGTTAAAGGAGCCGTGTTATGGCATTCGCTACATCCCCGGGTCACCCGGGATATACTGGCAATTTCATCCCTGAGATTTGGGCTGGAAAGCTAATTGAGAACTTCTACGACGCCACCGTCTTGGCCTTCATTGCCAATACGGATTACGAGGGTGAGATCAAAAATCACGGTGATACGGTTAACATCCGTACGACCCCTGAGTTGACGATCAATGACTATGTTAAGGGTCAGACCTTGACTGTTGAGAACCCTGATAAGCCGAAGCTGCAGCTTCTCATCGACAAGGGTAAGTACTTTGCCGCTGTCGAGGATGACGTTGATCAGGTTCAGTCCGACATCGCTATGATGGACGCATGGTCTAAGGACGCTTCTGAGCGTATGAAGATCACCATCGACACTGATGTCCTCGGTAACATCGCTACTTCCATTAATGCGACGAATCGTGGTATAACGGCTGGAGCACAGACTGTTGCTATTGATCTTGGTGTGACGGGCACTGCTAATGCCCTGACCACTTCCAATGTCCTTGCCGAGATCATCAACCACGGTACGGTCCTTGATGAAGCTAATGTTCCGGAGCAGGATCGCTGGATGCTCATCCCCGCCAAAATGGCTGGCTTGATCAAACAGTCTGATTTGAAAGACGCTTCCATTACTGGTGACGGTTCTTCTCCGTTGCGTAATGGTCGGCTTGGCGTGATTGATCGCTTCACTCTCTATGTGTCGCACAATTTGCCGTTGTCCGCGACTGGTGCAGCTGGTGAGTTCACCATCTTCTCTGGTCATAAAAAGGGTCTCACCTTTGCTTCGCAGATGACCAATATGGAAACTCTGCGTTCTGAGTCGACCTTTGGCGATATCATTCGTGGTCTGCAGGTCTACGGCTACAAAGTCGTTAAGGACGATGCAATGACTGCTGGTATCATCACAATCGCTTAGTCCAAAGGAGTAATGGATAATGGTTGCTTATACTGACACAGTTGGTTTCGATAAGGGTTCGGCGTCTTCTCGCGCTGCGACCAACAACAGGACTTACCTCCAGGAGGTAACCCTGGATTTCGCCGCGATTACGGCGGCTCGTTCCGCTGCGAGCCTGACGGCCTTCGCTACTGGTGATAGCCTGCAGGTGCTGCATATCCCGGCGAAAACGCTTATCCTGGCGGCTGGGATCGACGTTACCACAGCCAATGGCACGGCAAGTACCGTTGACCTCGGCTACACCGGCGGTGATGTCGATGCTTGGATCGACGGTGCGGACGCTAACGCCGTTGGCAGCGAAGTGGGTCTCGGGACGCTCTCTGTCACCCGTGTTGCTACCTGCTACCTTGCTTCGGCTGACACCCTTGATTTGCTGATGCTGACTGCTCCGCAGGACGCCTCAGTGATGCGTGTCTGGGCTGTCATGGTCGACTGCTCATAATCTGATTGGTTGGGGGGCTAAGGAGCCCCCCTCCAACTTTGGAGGTTTTTATGGCTCAGAGACCAAATATGGGTGTTCCGGGGCGTTTTCTTCGTCATGTTGTTGATGGACAGATTTTTTCTTATACCCCCGCTATGGCCGGAAACCCCGCCGTAGAAGAAGTTACCGAGAAGCAGGCGTTCCCTGAACGTTTCTTAACGAAGGCGCAGAAAGCTCGTAAGGGTAAGCTTGATTTGTCTACTGATGACAAAGCGGTGGAAGCCGCTGTTAAACCAAAAAAAAAGACTAAAGCTGACTTGGCCGCTGACGCTTCTAGAGGCTTGGATAAAAAATGATTCTTGACGACGTAATCACTGATGTGCGTCGTATTATTCAAGACGAGACAGCGACGTTCAGGTATAGCGATGCTTTTATGCTAGCGATGGGTAACCAAGCGCTGAAGCGTATACAGCTTCTGCGACCTGATCTTTTCGCTAAAACGGGCACAATGACTTGCGTAGAGGATCAGGTTCTTCAATCTGCTCCGGATGACTCATTACGTATTATTGAGGTCTTATCCATCAATGGTACGGGGGTGGGTTTGGTGGAAGCTAATCGTGAGACGCTCGATCAGACACTCCCAACGTGGCCTAATGATACCGCAGCAGCGGCTATCAATTGGATGCGCCATGTGCGCAACCCTAATAAGTTCTTTATTTACCCACAGGCTCCAGCGGCCCAGACGCTTGATATTGAGTATTCTCAGGTGCCGACGACTTACGATGGTTCAACGACTATCACACTCCTTCCGGATGCTTTCTTTCCCGTAGTAGTGGATGTTATGGTGTTCTTGCTTGAATCTGTGGATAATGAGTCTGTAACTACTGGTCGAGCAAAGTTGTATAAGGAGTCCTACATAGAGATGCTCGGTGTGAATAAGGGTTCGACCCCACTTACAGATACTGAGGATGCTGGGTTGGATTTGCTTAAGGTGGAGGTTGTCTGATGTCTACTCGGCTTTTTTCTGACCTCGTTAACCGTATTACAGCTAATGCGCCAGGTGCCCCTCAACCTGTTATAGTGACGCATATCCGGGATGCTGCTATTGAGGCGTGTGAAAAGACTCTAGGATGGCGTTATAAGCAGGCTACCATTACTTTGACTGCTGGGACCTATGCGGAGTCTTTTCTGCCTCCTGATGCGTTTACGGAGGTTCAGGCAATACTTACGGCGTCGATTAATGGTAATGACCTTCCAGTCAAGACGTTGGAGGAGATTCATAGGCTATATCCTAAATATCCTTCGAGTGTTACAGCTGAGCGTACTACTCCTCAATACATTACGCAGGTTGACCCAGATACGTTTTATTTGGTGCAGGTTCCTGTTAACAGTACTGATACCGTTGAGATGTTCCTCGCACTTAAGCCTATACGTACAGCAACAGGTATGGACAAGACCGCTATGGATGCGATGGAGACTGTAATTTTCCACGGGGCGCTTCAGAGTTTATTGACGATGCCTGAGACGACTTGGAGTGATGTAGAGTTAGCAGCTTTCCATGCTAAACAGTATTCGTTCAAAACAGCTGCGCATCGTGCTAATGTTAATGCAGGTGCTGGACGCGCAACATTAACAGCTCAGTCGCCCGTGTGGGCTTGAGGAGATAATTTATGGCGCAAGCTTTATTTACAAATAACGCCTTCAGTCTACTGGCTAGCGGGATTAGTGATGTTGATGTTTCTGTGACTGTTACGGGCGGTACGGGCGCGTTATTTCCTAATCCGACAGGGGGTGATTATTTCTATGCTACGCTGATTGATACTTCCAATAATCTTGAGATTGTTAAGTGTACAGCGCGTTCAACCGATACGCTTACCATTGTTCGTGAACAAGAGAATACTACGGGTCGGGCTTTCGTCGCTGGAGATCGTATAGAACTTCGTCTTACAGCTGCTGGGATAGTTGAGGCGGACGGGTATGTTGCTCCGACAGATGAAAGTACTGATACTAGTTGTTTCCCATTATTTGTGGTTTCGGCTACAGGTGCCCAGACGACAAAGACTGGGACTAATCTAACATTTAATTCCAATACGGGGGCGTTAGTATCTACTAGCTATGATGGAATTATAGGGTCGGCGACTCCAGCGGCGGGTTCATTTACAACGATTACAGGATCTGGTGTCACTTCAATTGATGACACTACTGAAAGCACTTCTGGCACCACGGGTTCTATACACACCGATGGCGGATTGGGTGTGGCTAAGAAATTACACGTTGTCGGTGTCGCCACCCACGGCGACAATATAGTTTCCGATACTGACAGCACTGATGATTTAGGTACAACTAGTGTCCGTTGGGCCAATCTTTGGGTCGATGATATTACGATGACCAACGACCTCGCTGTTGGCAACGACCTCACAGTCACCGGCAACTTAACCGTCAACGGCACGACTACCACCTTAGATACGACAAATCTTGTTACGAGTGATTTGTTAATCGAGTTGGCTAATGGGGCTACTGGTAGTGCCACTAATGATAGCGGCATTATCATAGAGCGTGGTGATGATGCAAATATCTTTATTGGTTGGGATGAAAGCGCCGATAAAGTTGCCTTCGCTACTACGCCAGGTACGGGATCGACAGTGGGTAATCTTTCTCTGACTGACGCCCAGATCACAGCAGAGGGTGCTACTTTCTCAGGAACTTCTTCTAACCTTGGTACCGTTACTACTATCGACATCAATGGCGGCACGATTGATGGTACGGCTATCGGTGGCGCGGCCACGGCGGCTGGTGCGTTCACTACTGTTGACGGCACGTTGGCTCATTTCACAACGAGCCTACAACTTGCGACAGGAGCTACTGTCACCGGCATCCTCGATGAAGACGCAATGGATTCAGACTCAGACACTCAACTTGCCACTCAGCAGAGTATTAAAGCATATGTCGCGTCGTTAACTCCAGCCCCGGGTGTTCAGATGACTTGGGATACCGCTGTCGACGATGACGACGAGGGTGTGGGGACTATTAAGGCTAATCATGCTACGTTTGGTAGTATAACTCAGCTTTTCATTGATGATGTGGATAATAATAGCGTTAGTATTAATAATTTTATTGATACCTTAGACGATCCGACAGCTACTAATTCTGCTTATATTTATATACATAAAGCAGGTTCTTCCAGCACGGCTATGAAGGTGTTTCAGGTGAACGGTGCTGTTTCGTCGGCGTCAACTTATTCCAAGGTAGCTGTGACAGGACTAGTCGAAGTTGGCTCCTTCGGCGACGGTGATGTTGTTGGTGTGATGTTCGCTTTTTCCGGTGACGACGGCGGCGGCGGCACGTTGGATAACATCGTTGAGGACTCGACTCCACAACTCGGTGGCGATCTCGACTGCAATGGCTCACAGGTGCAATGGTCAAAAGGTGCTGACGTTGCTTCGGCTTCGGCTTTACCAGTACTTACAGACGGTAATTACTTTGACGTAACCGGGACTACTGGA